TTTTGTCTTAATGTGGTCACGTTTTTGCACTGACAGGAGAGGTCCTGTAAAAACGTAAATGAAATGTGCGACAGCACAAATGACAATATGAACTTCAGATTTATCATGTTAACCTTCACCCTTTAAGGGGGTTATGAGAATTAAATCTAGAGCCTAATCCAAGTACCATAAGACCACCCGTCAGGGTCGGAATCTTGTGGAACGAAGATAAGGATAGAAGTAAAACGCATGGCAAGTTATGCCTGATTTCGGTTGGAAAAGACCGGCGTCAGCTTAAAATTCATGTATTGTCATTTGTGTTAAGTGTTGATGTATAGGATAATCTCTCACCTCTCCTTCTTCTAAAGGACCCTCAAATGAATGAGGGCCCAAATGGAAGATAAGAGGGAGATCGTTGTTGCTGTATGTTATGGGAAATTTGGTGGGATTAAAAGGCTCAGGCATTTTAATTTCAGATAGGAGTGCTTTCTTCCACACTGACTGTGTTTTTGAATAAAACTTCGCCATGATCTTCTCGGGAACATTTATCTTCTGACTGCCTTGCTTTTTAATAGCATTAGGACCAGAATCGATAAATAATTTCTCAAGAGGTTCACGGAAAAGTGCTTCAACACAAGCCAGTCCTCTAACGGTGTTTAATGACATCATGCGATGAACAATATCAGGGCCATCTTTGGCCTTTGATAAAAATTCACCCAAATCATTATTCATCATGGAGATTTGCTCAGGAAAACGTTTGCACGCGTATTTCCATGTTTGCCAAGGAACATCATTAGGCCGGGCCGGTAATTTAAAAACCTTCGGGTTTTCATATATTTTCCGGGCCAATCTAAGGTCCTTGTCACAAGCAGTAAATCTCCCTATAGAGGGAAGACCTATTCCACCCAAATTTTCAGGAATAAACCAGGGAAGGTTAAACTTTGTAAGTTTAGCCTTGTTGATGTGAATAAACTTTCCCATTAACTTCTCTCTTAGGTTCGCAGGCGCAGAGTTGATAAGCTCTGTAGACCGTGACCCAAAAGAGGGACCACCAGTATCAAGCATAGTGTTACCCATGCCTGATCTTTTCAGACCTAAAAGAAGCCCCATATTGATATACGGGGTAAGAAAGAATGACCTTGTTCTTTCTATATCTTTTAGTAGACCTGACTTTTTATCTACAACCTCAACGGTGTAAGATTCAAAGTCAGGTTTATACTGATAAGTGGTGGAGTTAATGTTAAGGAAGGTATCAGATATGTAGACTTTGCCAATGGAAGGAGATAGACCACAAAATGATCCAATCTTCTCCCAAAGACGCATACCTGATGATTCAAGCTTTAGTATAGCATCATCTCCATTTATTGCAAGGGGGGCATCGGTCAGTGTATAATGACGACCGTGTGCCAACTCCAATGTCCAACGGCATATTGCGGCGTTGACAATGCAAAGAATGGGGAATGAGACTATACTACCCATCAACTGACCATTAGACTGAGGTTTACGTATACCGTTATGCTCTATAATGTGTCCAGTTAAAGCTCTTTCAAAGCAATGCGACTCTTCAAATGTCAGACCTAAAAGGTCTGATAAGCGAGTAGTGGCGGCTTCGGAGCAAAAGCTGAACATTTCATTAGTGGCATCGGTATAGTCAACTGAGAGAAACTTCTGATTCTCTTTAAGTTTTCCCATTCTTCTCTGAACATAGTCAGCCGTTACCGGTTGACCAATGAGGGAGAAGCATGGATTATCTTTAAGAGTGCTCCAGAGTTTCTTCTGCAATGGCTTCAACATTGTATACAATAAAGGAGGACCTTTCGAGATCACTCTAGTTTTCAAAGCTTCAGCTAACGCTAAAGGCTTGGCTAGAGGTGTCTCAAGAAAGGCTTCTTCACTTATACGAGTATACAGTGTTGTGAACTTCTCACGAAGTTTCATGTCATCAACAGTCAAAATGGTTCCTGTTTTCTTTCCTTTTTCCATAACAATTAGTTGTATGAGTTTCTCCTTGGTCTCAAGGTCTTTTAATAACCACGGATGCGATTTTAGATCACCTATTACTCCCCCCAAGCTACGCGTATTATTATAATTCGCGGAGGTTGAAGGGAAGAAGGGTTCTAGCCGATCGTCTGTAGTATAAGAGACCTTGTGGAAAAGCTCATCACACGTCCTCCAAATTTGTGCAATGACCGTATCTTTAGATAGATATGATTCAACTGCTTCAAAACGAGGATTATTGTGATGAGAGTTTCCCCAATCAAGGAGGAAGTCAGGTTTAAAGACCGGTGGTGAAGTCAACTTCTCAAATGCTTTTAATTCAGCAAGACGAAGAAGATTTTTTCCAGGGCGTGGCATACCTTTTTTACTGTATAGTATCGAAGTGATAAAAGATTCAAATAACTCTGGATCTTGTCGCTTCAATACATTACGGATAAATTGGTAACCACGTCCACCTAGAAGGATACCCGGGTGATCAGTGTGACCGACCTTCCCGATGTCTAAGACATCAGGAGAGCCAACCTCACAAAATGATGAAGTTAAAATAGAAGGAGGCAACGTTTGATTCTTATGATAAGAATAAAACGCTGCAATCTTCCATTTAACAAACTTCATCGGATCACCCAGGATCGTGGCACAATTGATCCAATGATCATAAGTGCCCTTTCTAGACCAACCAGTCGTATCAAACCCATACAACTCAGCAACAGTGATTATCACATCAACACACTGTCGCACATAACATTTCTGCTCACTAGTGAGCAAAAAAGGAGGACTTTGCGCCTCCATCATTAGCGGAACTTTAAGTAAGTTTTGCGGTTACCCAAGTTCGAATGTTCTCAGGAATTGAGAATATGTTTAATAGAAACGACATTTCTTCCTGTTCTCCTCGACCAGCGCTTTGCTATAGACCCTTGCTTGCCCTCCCTGCTTCATTTTCATGAAGAGGGTGACTGCGC